GCCTGCTGCCGGCCCCCCGCTACGTGAAGCTGAACGTGAACGCGCTGCTGGCGATGGATCCGGAGACCCAGGCCAAGGTGATCCACCAGCGGATCACCGACCGGACGATGACGGTCACCGAGGCGCGCGCGCTGTACGACCAGCCGCCGCTGACCCCGGAGCAGGTGACTGAGTTCGTCACGCTGTTCGGCCCGGCGAAGGCGGCCACCCCGGCCGCCGGGCCGGCGCTGACGCACGTCTTGGACGCGTGGCTGGCCGCCGACATGGCGCCCCGGTCGCCGGTCACCTACGAAGTCGGCCCGCCCGGCGCGGATTGGAGATCGAACAGTGAGCATCCACACGCGTCGCCTGGAGCACCGCGTCACCTCGACCGCGGCCCGGCTCGCCCGCCACCTAGCCGACGTAGGCATGGCCGACCGTCCGACCGCTGAGCAACTGCTCGCGGTGAAACTGCCGTGGTTCGAAATCCGCAACCAGAGCGAGGACGACGGTACCGGCGGTGCGCCGGACGGACCGGCCACGGTGCTCATCTTCGACGAGATTGGCGGATCGTTCGGGGTCAGCGCCAAGAAGTTCGCCGCGGAGCTGGGCGCCATCGACGCCCGGGAGATCCACGTGCGGATCAACTCGCCCGGCGGGTCCGTCTTCGACGCGATCGCCATCCATTCGGCGCTGCTGCACCACCCGGCGCGGGTGAGGACGTACGTGGACGGGCTCGCCGCCTCGGCCGCGTCGGTGGTCGCCATGGCGGCCGACCCGTTCGACGAGGTGAGCGACACCGGCGGGATCGTGATGATGCCCGGGTCGCAGATGATGATCCACGATGCCTCCATGCTGGAGGACGGCGACGCCGCTGCCCACGCCAAGGTGGTCACCTTCCTGCACCGCCAGTCGGACAATGTGGCCGGCATGTACCGGTCTCACGGCGGCGGCGAGATAGCCGAGTGGCGGGCGTTGATGCTCGAAGAGACCTGGATGTTCGACCAGGAGGCCGTCGACATGGGCCTGGCCGATCGGGTTGAGCGGCACGCCGCGGCGCCGGATCCGGAACCAGACCCGCTGATGACCCGGTCGTTCGACCTCGGCCGCTTCCGATACGCCGGCCGGCGGGCGGCCCCGGCACCCACCCGGGGGCGCAGGACGACGACAAGGGTGCGAGACCGCGAGGACGCCATGGCCGAGGACAGGACCACCGCATCGTTCGGGCAGGGCAGCGCCGAGGCCGCCGCCGCGCGGGCCGAGGCCGCCGAGCGCGAGGCGCACGCCCGCGCGCAGGAAGGCCGGTCGGTGCCGGTGCTGGCGTCCAACCCGCTGTACCAGACCCAATTGCGGGCGGTGCGCACCGGCCTGCCGCGGATCTCCCCCGCCGACACGCCCGGTGGGGACGCGGCCCGGGTGCAGTCGTTCAAGGGCCGGCTGCAGCGCGCTGGCACGGAACGGCGCAACGGCAAGGAGCTGGCGCATCTCGCCGGGTACGCCACCGTGTTCAGCAAGCGGTACGAGATGTGGGACGCGTTCGGCCCGTACTGGGAGGAGGTGGCGCCCGGTGCCGCCGACGACACCCTGGCCGCTGACCCGGACGTGGCCTTCCTGGTGAACCACATGGGCATGACCATGGCCCGCACCCGAGTCGGCGGCGGCAGATCGGAACCGACGCTGATCCTCGCGGCCGACGCCAAGGGCCTGGCCGACGACGCGTTCGTCAACCCGGAGCGCGGTGACATCCAGGAGTTGCTGACCGCCATCGACGACGAGCTGATCGACGAGCAGTCCTTCGCGTTCATGGTCACCGAGGGTGGCTGGGACGACGCGTGGGAGCGGTACACGATCTACGCGTTCGACATCCACCGTGGCGACGTGTCCGCGGTCAACTATGGCGCCAACCCGTACACCTCGATCAGCGCCCGGTCGCAGCAGGTGATGCGGGACCTGTCGGCACTGCCGCCGTCGATGGCCCGCGCGGCGTTGGACACGTTGTCGCGGCGTACCGATGTGGCGGCGCAGCGGGTGGCGGCCCACCTGGAGACGCCGGTGGCACCCGCCCCGGCCCCCGTAGTCCCGGCGGCTCCGATGTCGCAGGGCCGACGGATCACCCAGATCGAGGCTGAGCTGGGCGTATGACCAGGGCATTGATGGTGGGTGGTCCATTACACGGGGAGATCCGGACGCTTCCCGCCGGGGACCCGCTACCGAGTCAGATCATGGTCGAGCGCCCCGTGTCACGCACGTTGACCTTCAACGAGACCCGTCGGATAGACCCGACCGACCGGCTGTACTGCTACGAGTTCTGCCGGTACCGCGGGTGGGCGTCGTGGCCGCCGATGGGTCCAGCGACCAACCAGCCCGCGTACCTGTGCATGGAGAAACCGGACCTGTACCGCGCGTCGGCCGACAGCGAACAGGCGTACTACCTCCGTAGGATCGCCGACGGGCTATGGCTCGCGGCGGAGGATGCTGCCAGGCCGCCGTGCGTCGTGCCCGAGTGCCCGGAGAAGGCGCGGGAGGTGTTCGTCGCGGCAGAGTCTGGCCGGCTGGCGGGGCGAAGCTGGGCGCGCGGCGACAAGATCCAGGTGTGCCCGAGGCATAGCCACGACATCCGCCGGGCGCAGGGCGCGCGGGGCATGGATCAACTGGCGGAGTGGCTGCGACCGGAGGCCATGTGGGACCCGATGGACGCCTATGACGGCGGCGCGGACCTGCTGTACGGCGCGGAGATCCTGGAGCGGGACCGCGCGGATGCTGCGGCTGGGAATCCCGAGGTAGTCGGGCCCGGCGGCACCCCGGCGTAACCTCGGTCCCGAGCCCGGCAGTCAGACCAGGCGCCCACCCGGCAGTCACACCGGGGCATGTGGACAAAACCACCTTTCGCTCACGCGACGCACGTACGGCAGTCATACCGGCGAGCGGCTGAGAGACGCCCCTGCCGACCCTCAGATCGGCGACGCGGCCATCAGCGCGCGGAGCAGGCCATCCAACCTGCCGCCGAAGGACTGCCATGACTGCCACCCCGTTCTGGGCTGTGACACCCAAGCCGACCATCCTCGGGTACGACCGCAAGGGCCGCCCGATCTGGGCCGTGGCCGGCGGCGCCCCCACCACCGAGGAGATCATCCTCTCGCTCGACATCGAGCTGGAGCAGGCGCAGAAGCGCGAGTCTCGCGCCATCGAGTCGGTCAAGACCACGCTGGCCAAGGCCAAGCGGGACGGCCGGGCCAACCTGACCGTCGACGAGGACGCCGACGTCGAGACCTGGCTGCGCGATCAGAAGCAGGCGCAGGTCGACATCGAGGGGATTAAGCACAAGCGCAAGCAGGCCGTGGCCATCAAGGACATCGAGGACCGCAACGACGAGCGGATGCGCGAGGTCCGGGTGGACCCGGTCGCTGGCGCCGGCCGGACCGCCGGGTACGACATGCAGGCCCGGGTGGGCCGCGAGGAGCGCACCTACCACAAGGGCAATACCGGCGACGGCGGCCTGTTCCTGCGCGACATCACCCGCACCTTCCTCTACCGTGACCCGGAGTCGGAGGGCCGCCTTAACCGGCACATGCGGGAGGAGCGGGTGGAGCGCGGCCAGTACATGGAGCGCGCCGCGGGCGACGCCACCACCGGCGCGTTCGCCGGTCTGACGGTGCCTCAGTACCTGACCGACATGTATGCGCCGAAGGCCCGCGCGCTGCGCCCGTTCGCAGATGCGTGCACGCATCACGACCTGCCCAGCGACGGCATGACGGTCAACATCTCCCAGATCACCACCGGCACCACCGCGGCGGTACAGGCCAACGAGTTCGACGCCGTGTCCGGTACCAGCATCGACGACACCTTGCTGACCGAGAACGTGAAGACGGCCTCCGGCCAGCAGTCGCTGTCCCGCCAGGCCATCGAGCGCGGCACCGGCATCGAGGGCGTCGTGATGTACGACCTGGAGCGGGCGCTGTCCACGGCGCTGGACTCCACCCTGGTCAACGACGGCACCACCGGCCTTGCCGCGCTGGGTGTCGCCACCGCCTACACCGACGGCACCCCGACCGGCCCGGAGGCGTATCCGAAGGTGCTGGGCGCGGCGTCCGGCGTGGAGCTGGCGTTGCTCGGGTTCGGCATGGCCGACCTCGCGGTGATGCACTCCCGGCGCTGGTACTGGTTCCAGAGCCAGATGACCAGCACCTGGCCGATGATGGGCCAGCCGGGCATCGGCGCACAGCTGGCCGGCATCAACCTGCAAGAACGCTACGGTGCCGGGGTTCGCGGGGTGTTCCCCAACGGCATGGTCATCGTCACGGACAACAACTGCCCGACCACCATCGGCGGCGGCACCGAGGACGAGATCTACATCGCCTGCTCGGACGAGTGTCATCTGTGGGAAGATCCCAATGCGCCCCAGTTTATACGAGCTGAGCAGCCAAAGGCAGCTAATCTAGCGGTTACGCTCGTTTTGTACAGTTACTACGCGTACTGCTTCCGCCGGTTCGCCTCGGCGGTCGGGCGCGTATCTGGGACTGGCCTTATCGCGCCTACCTTCCCCTAACCTTGCCCGCGCCGCTGGTAAACTCGCGGTATGGAGCAAACCCAGCGGTGCGGCCGATGCAAGACGGATCAACCAATCTCGGAGTTCTCCCCCACACAGCGCGGAAAGGATGGGTTCTGGTGCAAGACATGCAGACGCGCGGTCTACCGCGAGAAGCACTCTGCGCCGGAGCCCCGGGTCACGGCCGAGGGGGTTCGTTGCGCGAGGTGCCGCAAGCGCAAGCCCCCAGCGGAGTTCCATCGCAGGGGCGAGGGCCAGTTGGACTCGTACTGCAAGACCTGCTGTCGCGAGGAGCACAGGCAGACCTACGTCACGGTCGGCGGGCACGACGACCAGCCCCGAAGCTGCGCCGTATGCGGGAAGAGCTACCAGCCGAAACAGCGCAGGGCCAGCGTCTTCTGCTCCCGCGATTGCGGGCAAGTGGCACGAAAGACCTCGGGCCGGGAGCGGGAGGCGTATCTACGGCGGACGTACGGGATCGGGCTCGTGGACTACGACCGGATGCTCGCGGAGCAGGGCGGCGGCTGTGCCCTGTGCGGGGTGACGCCAGAGGCGCTGACGTTGGGACGCTTCCGTACGTATCTACATGTCGACCACGATGCGGTAACCGGTCGGGTTCGCGGTCTCCTGTGCCCGGACCACAATCTGATGCTCGGGCGATGGTTGCACGACCCGGCCTTGCTCAGGCGCGCGGCGGACTATCTGGAAGGCGCGCTTACCGCTCTGACCTAGATCTTGTGGTTGCGGCCACCCAGCGTCCCGTACCCCGGGGCGTGCTGGGTGGCCGCCTTCGTGTGCACATGGAAGGGGCCCGTTGTGGCTGAGGACGAAGACAAGGTCGAGGTCACCGAGCCGGCGCACGTACAGCAGGCCCGCGCCGAACTGGCCGAGGCGCAGCGCCTGGACAACGACGACGGCGTGCGGTCGGCGACCAAGCGGCTCGCCGCTTCGGGCGTGGATGTGCGCCGGGAGGCCGCGACCGCACGCAAGGCGGCGACGGCCGAGAAGCCGGCCAAGAGCGAGACCCCGGTGAGGGCGTCCGAGCCGGCCGGGCGGCGCACGCCCACCGAAGTCAAGAAACGGACCACGACATGACCACCACGCAGATCAAGTTCTCTAAGGCGGCGCACGTCTTCGGCGCCACCGTGTCGGTGGTCACCGGCACGCCGGCATTCAACGACAGCGCCGGCGGGATCCGCCCCGATGACCTCGGCGCCACGGTCACCACCACCAGCACCGCCGGCCGGAGGATCCAGTCGGTGACCAGCCCCACTGCCGCGGTGATGGACGGCAATGCCTCGGCCAGCACCGGCCCGCAGGTCGCCACCCTCACCCCGGCGCTGATCAACGTCACGAAGAAGTCGGTCACGTCCTGCGTGGACAAGACCACGCAGCCGCTGACGGTGCTGCCGACCGGCCAGTCGGCGTTGGCCCAGCACGCTATCAACCAGTGGGTCAACTGCGGTGGGGTCGCTGGCACTATCGCCACCCGGGCGACGAAGATCCTGGCCGCGCAGGGTATCTCCATCCAGGAGACGTGAGCCGATGGTCTTGCGGGTGTGGCGGTGCTGGCACTGCGGTGCCGAGTTCATCCACGCCCGCATCCTGGCTGGTCACCTAATCGATTGGCACGGCGAGGCCCGCATGGTGCCGGTACCCGTCCGCTGGCTGGGGGTCTTTCTCCGGACACCCCGGCCAGCGGGCCACGCGGGTGGTGGCTGATGGCGACCCTGCGCGTGCTGCGGACCTCGAAGGCAACCCTGACCAAGACCTTGTTTCTCGACGAGGCCGGAACCGACGCCACCGGCAATGTGGTGGTCACCGTCACCCGCCTGGACGGGACCGCGGTCGAGTCGGGCAACGCTACCGGCCCGGACGCCAACCACCAGTACTCCTACCTCTTCGGTGGCCGGGACCTGCTCGACGAGCTTGTGGTGACCTGGGCCGCAACCGTCTCCGGAGACGCCGTCGTGCTCGACCAGGACCGGCTGCAGGTGGTCGGTGGATTCCTGTTCTCCCTCACCGAGGGCCGCTCGGCGGACCCGGTGCTGAGCAACATGACCACATACCCGACGGCGACGCTGGTCGAGAAGCGGGTACGGGTCGAGACCGATGCGGAGAGGATCTGCGGGCAGGCGTTCGTGCCGCGCTTCCGCCGCCGCGTCCTGGACGGTACCGGCCACGCCTCGCTGCCCACCGGCGACCCGTGGTTGCGCGCAGTCCGCGCGATCACCGTCACGCCGCCCGGTGGCGTCGCGGCGGTCTGGTCCGCCGGGCAACTGGCCAACGTGATTCCCGGCGACGACGGCACGCTGACGCTGGTCGGCGGGTGGTGGCCGTACGGCCGGCGCAACGTCATCGCCGAGTATGAGTACGGCCTGGACACCCCGCCGGTGGACGTGGCGGACGTGTCGAAGACTCACTTCAAGTCGTTGCTGCTGGCCCGGCGTTCGCCGCTGCCGGACCGGGCCGAGCGGATCGCCGTCACCGACCTGGGCACCGTGCTGCTTGCCCAGCCGGTCGTTGACAAGACCGGGCTGCCCGAGGTCGACGCGGTGTACGCCCGGCACCCGCCGCCGATCCCCGGATTCGGGTGATCACGTGAAGGCGACCATGGCGTACACCGTCAAGCGGGCCCTGTTCGACCTGCTGGAGGTGCAGTCGCAGGCAGGCTTCCCGCTGGAGGGCGTGCAGGTCACCTACAGCGCACCTACCGACCCGACTCGCGCCGACCTGTACGGTGCCGGGTTCCACTTCATCCAGGCCGAGACCACCGGGCACCCCGGCCGGGTGGTGGTCGACGAAACCGTGTCGGTGGCACTGATCGTGCGGGTGTCCGACCCGGCGGCCGAGGTGGAGACCACCGACGCCGAGGCCGAGCGCATCGCCGATGTACTGGCCGACGTGCTCGACGACAACCCGTTCCTCGACGCCGCCCAGGAGATGACGGTGGTGGGCCTGTCGACCGGGGTCGGCGACTACGATCCGATCCTTGGCTTCGGTCGCTCCACGCTCGGGCTGGAGGTGGCCGTCCAGTGCCTGATCTCGTGATCGTCTGGAACGAGGCGGAGCTGCGCGCGGTGCAGTCCGCACAGTGGGTGCGCCGCGGTCTGGCCATCTACGGCAAGGCCATCGCCGGCTCTGCCCGCGGAGAAGCACCGAGACGCAGCGGTGCCGGGGCTGGATCCATCCACGACGAGACGGTCCTTGAGGGCGGCGCCTGGACCGATCGCGTCAGTTGGGACCGCGAGCACTACTACATGGGCTTTCAGAACTCGGGGGCCAAACACACCACCGCCCTGCACTTCATCGAGCACGCCGTCGACCGCTACACCCGCTGAAGGAGCCAGCCGATGACCGCATACTCCGCCGAACAGGGCGACGCCACCGCCGGAGGCGTGGTCACCAAGCGCATCGGTACCACGGCCGCCGACACCGTGCCGGCCGGCGCCCGGGTGCTGTGGGTCAACACCGGCGCCGGGACTCACGTGGTCACCCTCACCAACTCGGCCACCCAGGACGGGCTCGCGGTGGGCAACCGGACCATCTCAATCCCAACAGCCTCGGCGAAGTCGTCCAAGATCAACCCGGCGTGGGGCGACGCCAACGGGCTGGTCGCGGTTGGCATCGACGGTACCGCCGCCGAAGTCACCTACTACGTCACGAACGGCTGAGCCCATGGCCAACGAACGCTACGACTTCGTAGCCCTGCGAACGATCGAATACCCGGAGGGCCAGCCGGCATATCTGGCCGGCCAGGGCGTGATGGCGCAGGTGGTCGACGACCTCGGCCTGGTCGTCGGCGAGGATGTTGCCCCGGCCCGGCCGGACGTGATCCCGGAGCCGGCCGGCAATGCCCCCCGCAGCGACTGGGCGGCCTACGCCATCGGCCAAGGCATGTCCCGCGACGAGGCGGATGACCTGACCCGCGACGAACTGCGCGCCCGGTTCGGGTCCGACGAGCCATCCAAGATCAAGACTGCCGCGCCCGCGAAGGGAGTATGAGGTGTCCACCTTCACCATTGCCAAGGACGCCTTGGCGAAGAACCCGGGGACCCTGTTCTGGGCGTCACCGGCCACCGCGCTGCCCGATTACTCGGTGGCGGGCTCGGTGTTCTCGGTCAACGCGTGGACCGGCTGGTACCAGCTCGGGATCACCAAGGAGGGCCACGTCTTCAACATCGACGTGAAGAACGAGCCCATCCAGTGCGCCGAATATCTGGACGACATCGACCAGGTGGATACCGGCCGGGTGGTGACGCTGAAGTTCGAAATGATGCGGATCAACGCCACCAACCTGGCCCGGGCGCTGAACCGGCCAACTGTGGCCACCACCGGCTCCGGCACCACGCTGCGCTCCACAGTCAAGATGCCCCCGCTGGGCGCCGGGTTGTACTGCATGCTCGGCTGGCAGAGCACGGACGACACCGAGCGGGTGGTCATCGAATCCGCCTACCAGATCGGCTCGCTGGCCATCTCCCGCAAGAAGGGCGCCGACGTGGCCACTCTGCCACTGGAGTACAAGTGCTTCCCCAACGCGGCCGGCGACCCCTTTGCCTACGACTCGGCCGGGGTGCCCCGTGGCTAGCCAACGGCGGGTGCAAGTCACCAGAAAGGCCCCCGCGCGCCGGGCGGCCATCAGCGCGCACGAGGCGCAGGCCGCGGTGGAGGGCGTCGCGCTGCCGCCGGACCGCAAGGTGTCGCTGCTGGGCGTGCAGTTCAAGCTCGCCGAGAAGGTGGGCGTCGCGCCGATGATCCTGCTGGCGGTGGCCGGCAAGAAGGGCGTCGACTCGGCCGACGCCGAGGGTGTGGTCGCGCTGCACGACCTGATCTCCGACTGCATCGCCGAAGACGAGTACGACCGCTTCTGGGCGCACGCCGTCAAGGCCAAGGCGGACATGGACGACCTCCAGCAGGTGATCAAGGACGCGATGGAGGTGCTGTCGGCGCGCCCTACCGGGTCGCCTTCCGGCTCATCGGCTGGGCGGCGGCGAACCTCGGCGAACTCGAAGGGGTCCTCACGGGCGACGGATACGCCCCCCGACGACGGCATGGTGTCGGTGGATTCGCTGCTGGCCCGCTAGACGTCCTGCCGGTGCGGGTGGTGCTGAACCGGATCTACGCCTACCTGATCGCCGGGGCTGACGAGGAAGGGCGGGAGAAGTTCGACGCCGACCTGTACGCCCCGCTGGAGGGCTGGGACGCGGTCGAGGCCGCGCTGTGGCAGGCCATTGACGACGCGGCGGCGGAGGGAGGTAAGTAGTGGCACCGCTGGCTGATCTGTACGCACGGCTGCGGATGGACAGCTCCGCGATCAAGGGCGACGCCGAGAAGGGCATGGCCGGGGCCGGGTTCGGCAAGCTGGGCGAGACCCACGGCAAGGCGTTCGGCTCATCGTTCGCCAAGACCGCCGGCGGACTGATCGCCGGCATCGGATCGCTGCTGGCCGTCGGCGGGGTCGTCAACTTCCTCAAGGACAGCATCGGCGAAGCGCGGGAGGCGGTCCTGGTCGGCAACCTCACCGCGGCCGCCATCAAGTCCACCGGTGGCGCCGCGCACATTACCGCTGGCCAGGTCGGGGACCTCGCCAACGCCATGTCGGTGAAGCTGGGCGTCGACGACGAGGTCATCCAGTCCGGCGAAAACCTGCTGCTCACGTTCACCCGCATCCGCAACGAGACCGGCAAGGGCAACGACATCTTCAACCAGGCCAGCGTTGCCATCGACGACATGACCGCGGCCATGAATAACGGTCAGATTACGGCTGAGGGCCTGCACGCGAGCACCATCCAGGTCGGCAAAGCGCTCAACGATCCGATCAAGGGGATGACCGCGCTGGCGAAGGTGGGCGTCACCTTCACCGCGCAGCAGAAGGATCAGATCAAGAACTTCGTCGAGTCCGGCAGCATCATGGGCGCACAGAAGGTGATCCTGGCTGAGTTGACCACCGAATTCGGGGGGGCCGGCGCGGCCGCCGCCGACCCGGCGAAGAAGGCCGCGGTCGCCTGGGCCAACTTCAAGGAGCAGATCGGCGGATTCGTCCTGCCGGTCCTGGCCACCCTCGGCGCCTTCCTGACCGGAACGATCCTGCCCGTCATCCAGTCCCGGATCATCCCAGCGATTCGCGACCTGGCCGGCTGGTTCCAGCTCGGCTTCCTCGACGGCGCGCAACACGTGTCCGGGCTGGCCGGGGTGATGCAGATTCTCGGCGCCGCGGTGCGCGGGGTGTGGGATTGGGCGCGAGGTACCGGCATACCGGTCGCCCGGGACCTGTTTGCCATCCTGGCCGGCGGCATCGGCGTGATCGCCAACATCGTCACGTGGTTCAACGAGCACCGTAAGACAGCCATTGCGTTGGGCGTCGTCCTCGGCTCCCTGGTGGCCATCTACCAGATCACCACGGCGGTACAGGCGATCCAGGCCGGCGGCATGATCGCCTACCTGGGGCTGACCAACGCAGTGCGTATCGCCTCCGTCATCTGGACGGGGGTTCAGTGGGCGCTCAACGTCGCGCTCAGCGCCAACCCTATCGGTCTGGTCATCATCGCGATCGCCGCGCTGGTCGCGGGGATCATCCTGGCTTGGCAGCATTCGGCCACCTTCCGCGACATCGTCATCGGCACCTGGCATGGCATCCAGACGGTGATCCTGTTCGCGTGGAACAACGTGATCAAGCCGGTCGTGGACGCCATGGTCTGGTTCTGGCAGAACGTCCTCGGCCCGACCGTCATGTGGTTCTGGCACAACGTGATCGAGCCGGCATGGCAGGGGATCAGCTTCGTGTTCTCCATCGCCTGGGCCATCGCCTCGGTCATCTTCGGCCTGATGCAGATCGCCATCAAGCTGACCGGCGCCGGGTTCCTGTGGCTGTGGCAGAACGTCGTGTACCCAGCGTGGCAGGCCATCCGGTTCATCATCAGCGCAGCCTGGACGGTCATCCGCCCGATCCTGCAAGCCGCCGAATGGTTCATCCGCAACGTGCTCGGACCCGTCTTCTCCTGGCTGTGGCACAACGTCATCGAGCCGGTGTTCGGGGGCATCGGGGCCGAGATCGGCTTTGTCTGGAACAACGTGCTGAAGCCGATCTTCAACGCGCTGGGCCGGTTCATCACCGATACCGTCGAGCCAGCGTTCCGCGCAGGCGTCGAAGCGCTCGGGCGGGCGTGGCACGGCCTGCTTGAGATGGCCAAGGCGCCGGTCCGATTCATCATCAACACGGTGCTCAACGACGGCTTGCTGGGCGCGTACAACTGGATCGCCAGCAAGTTTGGCGTCAAGCCGGACGACGTGCACGTAAAGCTGCCGGCCGGGTTCGCCGAGGGCGGATTCAGCGGCGAGGGCGGCAAGTACGAGCCGGCCGGCATCGTCCACAAAGGAGAGTGGGTCACCCCCGCCGACAAGACCCAGCGGTACATGCCGCTGCTGCGCGCCATACACACCGGGGACCTGCCCGGCTACGCCGACGGCGGTCTCGTCGGCACCATCAAAGGCATTTGGGACACCATCTCCGATCCGGTGAAGTGGCTCGAAGACAAGGCGTCCGGGCTGCTCGACCGGGTCCCCGGCGGCCGGTGGATCGCCGACGGGGTGATCGGCGCTGGCAAGTCGCTCATCGGCGGCGCGATCGCGTGGCTGCGCAAGGCGATCAGCCACCTGTTCGGCGTCGGCAACTGGCCCAGTTCGCCCGCGGCGCAGCGCGGCGACTCCGGGGTGTGGCGCAACATCGTCAAACTGGTCAACTCGTCGGGCATCCCGCACAGCTTCGGCAACGCCTACCGGCCCGGCGACCCGCTGTGGCACGGGAGCGGCCGGGCCGTGGACTGGATGGGGTTCAACCAGGACGCGCTCGGCAACTTCTTCATGCAGCGACTTCCGCAGGTACTGGAGCTGATCCACCGCACCAACGGCCGGGACTACGCCGTCACCCGCGGCCGCAACATGGGCTCCTTCAACAACACGCTGATGGAGCAGCACCGCAACCACCTGCACATCGCGATGGACTCCGGCTACGGGGTGCTCGCGCCGGGCGCGAACGCCGTCTGGAACGGAACCGGCCGGCCGGAGCCGATTGCCGCCGCCGGCGGGCGGGCCGGTCAGCTCGAACTGTCCGACGCAACCATCGAGAAGCTTGGCCGGGCAATCGGCCGGGAGATCAACGGCGTGGGGCGGGCGC